ACAATAAAGCTATGAATCCAAATGACGGTTCAGCAGGAAGTCTTAAAAGTGAGAAAGATAAGTATGAAGAATTGTATAGAGAAGCTATGGCGAATCCTAATAATAGGAATTTACAACATATGCTCTTTATGCAGAAAACTAAACTAAAATAAAAGGAGTGAATTATAATGGCTTATACAGATAGAGAAGATCTTAATTATTTAGGTGAATTATTTTTAGTAGGTGCATATCAAACACCATTTTTGAATATGGTAGGTGGAGTTGGCGGACAAAACTCAAAAGTATCAAGAAGTTTCCCGTTTCCAATTGCTCAACCTTGGGCATTAGCAGGGGCGAGTCAACCAGCAATAGCGGAAGCTGATTCCGTTACTAGTAACACAGCAACAACAATAACAAGGGGCCAAGATACTAACACAGTTCAAATATTCCAAGAAACAGTTGAAGTATCGCACGCTAAGTTATCAACTTATGGAGAAACTGGACCAATTTCAACAGCTTATACACCAGATTTAGCAATAGCAGGAAATCAACCTGTACAAAATGAATTAGAGTTTCAGAAGATGGCACAAATGAGACAGATCGCAATTGATGCAGATTATTCCATGTTGAATGGTACATTCCAAGAAGCTATTTCGGGAGCAACGGCTGCTAAAATGAGAGGTATTATAACAGCAGCTACCACTAATACAGTTGCAGCAGGCGCAGCAGTTTTAACTAAAGCTTTAATTGATGAGATTCTAAGAGAAATGGCAGCAAATGGCGCAGTATTTGAAAACATAGTATTATTTTGTAATGCATTCCAAAAACAAAAGGTAAGTGATGTGTACGGATATGCACCAGAGGATAGAAATGTTGGTGGAGTTAATATCAAGCAAATTGAAACAGACTTTGCACAAGTTGGAGTTGTATATGCACCGAACGTTCCAACAAGTACAATCTTGTTAGCTGATATGAATTATTGTAGTGCTGTCTTCTGCCCAGTACCTGGAAAAGGTTTGTTATTCTATGAAGATTTAGCACAAACAGCAGCAAGTCAAAAAGGTCAAATTTACGGTCAAATTGGATTAGATTACGGTCCAGAAGAATATCATGGAACAATAACAGGATTATCTACTTCATAGTTGATTTAAATATATTCCCGTGTTATAATTGGATATAATATTATAACACGGAGGTAAATTATGAAAACATGTAATAATTGTGAAAAAGAGTATGAGCAAAAGACAAGCAGTAAATATTGTAAAGTTTGTAGGATTATAATCAATAAAAAGCAAAGAGCTGAAGCAGAGAAAAGAAGAAGAGATAGCAAAAAAGAAGAAATAAACGCTAAAAGACGAGAAGAATATCATAATAGTCCAAAAAGAAAAGAGATGTGCAACAAGGCATCTAAACGTTCTTATGAAAGGATTATGAATGATGTAGAAAAAAAGAAAGATTTAAATGCTAGAACCAAGATAGCACAATCAAAATATAGATACAAACATAATTTTGATGGCAATTCAAAGTTAGCAATTGAAAGAGATAATTTCAAATGTATAAGTTGTAATTCTATTGAAAAATTAGCTATACATCATGTGGATGGAAAAGGTTCTAATTTACCTATTGATTTACAGAATAATACTTTGGAAAATTTAATTACTTTATGTTTTTCTTGTCATGCTAGATTACATAGGTCGCAAGAAAATGAAAACAAAAGTAGCAAATTTGTAGGAGTTTGGAGAAGTGAAAATAGAAGTGGTTGGCAATCGAAAATAAGACACAAAGGGAAAAATTATTATCTAGGAACACATGAAACAGAAGAAGATGCTTTTGACGCTTATTTGAAAAAGAAAAAAGAATTAGATATAAAAAATATAAAAATAAGGAACAAATGGATTGACCGTCTATAATTAGACGGTCAGGCTACTTATTAAGGAGGAATAAAAAATGGCTTCATACGTAGAAAAATTAAAAGAGGTAAGAAATCCACATTTAGAAAGAACTTTAAAAGGTGCTATTGGTTCAGCTATGCTTGATATAAAAGGTGCAACTTTTTATGTTGACAGTAATAATGGGGCTGATACTTCTGGCGGTTTAAGTTGGGATAACGCATTAGCTACAGTTGATGCAGCAGTTAATTTATGTGTAGCAAATAGAGGAGATTTAATTTTAATTGCACCTAATCACGCTGAAACTTTTGCAGATGCTACAGGATTAGTATTAGATGTTGATGGTATTAATATAGTTGGTGTTGGTGTTGGTACAGATAGACCGACATTCACATTCTCAACAGCTATTACAGCTAACATTCCTTTGAGTGCTGATAATGTTTATATTGAAAATATACTTTGTTTGGCGAATTTTGATAGTATAACATCAGGTATTACGATTAGTGGTACAGATTGCATATTAAAGAATATTGAGTGGAGAGATACAACAGATATTGAAGCAGTAACAGCAATAAATCTTGAAGATACAGCAAACAGAACGACTATAGATGGATTTTTTCATAATGGATTTGTAACAGGTGATGCTTGTGATACTGCAATTTCTATTGATGGTGTTGATGGTGTTTTAATTACAAACTGTGCATTTTTAGGGAATTACGCAACAGCTATAGTTGAGTTCGTAACTGCTGCTTGTACAAATGTAATAGTTGAAAAGTCTATATTCCTTGAAACTGGAACAACAAATTACAGTAAAAATGTAATTGATACAATAACTGGTTCGGTTTGGAGTGCAGAAGGTTTTGACATTGGTGCAGGTTCAAGATTTAGTGGTGGTTCTGGTGCCGCTTTAGCTGGTGACGATGTAAGTGCAATCAGTACAGCATTGGCAGTGGTAGATACTAATGTTGATACTTTGATAACTAAGAATCCTGTACAAGTAACTTTTGCTGCTGCTGATGTATTAGATAATGTTCAGAATGCATTATTTACAGTTGCAGGTGGCAGAGTTAAGATTACCGATATTGTATTAGAAGTAAGTGTTGCGGCAGTGGATGCAGGAGCATCAGCAACTAAACTTATATCTAACCCAACGGTTGGAACTGATATGGACTTATGTGCTACTCTTGATATAGATGCAGATGAAAACGGAACATTGTACAGCATTACAGGTACAGTTGGCGATGCTATGACAGGCGGAAGCGGTGGCGGAGCGCAAGGAATGGCAAATGGTATTATAGTAGCAGAAGGAACAATTGATATTTTATCTGCTGCTGATTCTGGCACAGGTGGAGCTTTGCTTGGTGCAACAATTGAATATATTCCAGTTGATACAGGAGCAGCAATATCATAAATTAAAGAGGGGTTTATCCTCTCTTTTTTTATTTATTAAAAGAAGGTGATAAGATGTTTACGTTTTATGGTAATGGTTTAGTTTGGGATAAAGACAAAAAAAAAGTATTATGTAAGTTTAACGATGGGATTTTAAAAACAAGTGATAGTTATATTATAGGCAAATTAAAAGAATTGAATTATGAATTTAATGAAGCAAAGAAAACGAATAAAAAGTAGGTGGCTTATGGGTTTATCAAACCGAGTTACGGAATTATTAGAAAAATGGTATAACAGGATTGCGAGTTTAAGCACAAGAGATGAGCAATCGGCAACTTTGGGGGACAATGACGGCGTTGTAAGCGTAACAACGGCATCTACTCTTATAGCTAGTGCAAACACAGATAGATTATATATAAGCATAAAAAATGATGGGAATGTGCAAGTTGCTATAAAATTAGGTGGAGAAGCTGAACTGTTATCAAGGAATGACATTTTAGCCATTGCAAGCGGTACTAGAACAGGTGATGGCGGTGTTTATGATAGTAAAATATGGTATGGCTCAATCTATGGAATAGTTGAAAGTGGTACGGCTGATGTTACAGTAACAGAAATAGTTAGTGAACTTTAGGGGGTGCAACATTGGGTAATCCAGGCAGAACGACAGCAGATGTAAAGATTGACAAAAGTGTAGGAACGTTTCCATTTACTAATCTTATAGCGATAAGCTGTAGATTCGATGCAGACAAAAATTATTATCAGTTAGCTAGTACACTTCTAAAAGAATTACCACACAATCAACTAGAATCTTCAAGTAAGGTAAAGTTGGCTAGTACGAGCGATGATGATGATGTTGCAGGTATAGGTGCTAGACTTGTGGGGATAACAGGATTAAAAGATGGCGAATTATTTACAGAACTTGTGTTTACGGATGGTAAAACACCTGTTGAAACGATAAACGAATTTGATAAAATCACTAGTTTATTAGCTTTAGAATTCGGAACCAATGTAAATTCAGACACAGGAGATAGTGAGCCAGTTGGGGATATATATTGCGGTACAGGAACATTTACTAACGGAATTCCTGATGCTCCAATTGTAGTGATAGATTCCGATTATCACGACACACGAAGCCGAGAAGGAATATTTACTATACCAGACGGAAAGTATGCATTTATAAGAGATTATTTTGTAACTGTAAAAAGTGCTGTTGGTTCTGTTAACAATTCTGTTGATTTTCAACTTGTATTAAAACCATTTGGGGCTCCAAGCACATTTTGGCTCAAGGTAACTGAATTTTTTTATACTAATACTTATAACTATAAGCCCGAAGCTATCGTAATTATTCCACCAAATTTTGACTTACAATTAAGGGTACAAAAAATTGTGGCTAACCACATAGGTACTGCAACGATGACACTCGAATTGCAAGATATTAGGGGGTAAAAATGGAACTTAAAATTAATATGCACTATATAGAGAGAACACTAGACGAAAATAAAAAAGTTTTATTGCCGAATCTCATGGATGAAGTTTGTTGTATACAAAAGTTAAGCACAAATATATGTACTCGTGATTATACAGTTGACGGACTAGAGGTTACTATAAATAATCTTGTTGAAGGTGATGTTGTTAGATTAACTCTTTGGTGCAAATGCGAACATGAAGCGGGCGGAATATGTCCTATGATTATAACACCAGAAATGGAGCAAAAAATGCAAGATTATTATAATTTGATTAAGGAGGTATAACATGAGTATAGCAAGAACAACGGAATTATTAGAAAGTAAATATGTTAATCCAGCAGTTCAAGAAACGGTTAACGCTTATGCAGATGTAACAGGCTCTAAAATAGATACTTACTCACAAAAATTAGTATCTTATACTTGTACTAATACAGATGGAGCAAATTCTATTGATTGGAAAGTATTAGCAAGCAATGACGATACAATTTATGTAGAAGCACAAGCGGAAGCAACATTGGCACCTGCTGCAATTGGAACATATACAAGCACCGCAGCACCATATCGTTATTACAAAGTGCAAGTAAAAGCAACGGTTGGAGGGGCGCAAGGTGATGCAGATGTAAGCGGACTCGCTAAACATTAGGGGGTATTTAAATGGCTATAACAGTAGGTACAGACACGTATATTTCTTTAGCTGATGCTGATACTTATGTTGCAGATAATTATGTATCAACAGATACAACTTATACGACATGGGATAATCTAACTGATGCAAACAAAGAAATATATTTAAAAAAAGCGACAAAGAAATTAGACAGACAAATATTGAGAGGTACAAAAGCAGTATCTACACAAACATTAGAGTTTCCGAGGGCATTATATAGTAATTATAGTCGTGATGATTTCCCACTTTTGAATATCTCATTGAATGGCGATTGGGTAATTGAGACAGCAGTTAGTCAATATGTTCTTGATGCTCAAGTTGAGGAAGCTCTAGGAATAGTCGTAGGTGGTGCAACAGCTAATGATAGGCTAAAGTTACAACAGCAAGGAGTTAAAAGCTTTAAATTGGGTGATTTATCTGAAAGTTATGGCAACGGAATTTCAACATCTTATAATAGTACTAGATTGGCATCTGTAGAAGCTAAAGAGTTATTAAGATATTATGTTGCAGGGAGCGTGGGTATATGTTAGATGTATACTTAAATCAAACTGTTACAAGAAAAACACGTGCTAGCGTTAACGCTTATAATGAACCAACTTATACATCATCTAGTATAAAAGCAAGATTTATTTATAAAAGGTCTTTAACGAGACTTGCAACAGGTGAAGAAATAACAAGTAATGCAATAATTTACACGCTAACAGCTATTGAAGAAGGTGACACAATAACAGCAGATAGTAAAGATTGGGTTATTCGATTTGTATACCCTTGGAAAAATTTAAGTGGAACAACGATCGGTTATAAAGGAGTTATGTAATGGCAGGCGGATCTAGTGTATCAAGAAATGTTAATCAAGTTAGACGAAGTTTGCGAGGTATGGAAAAAAGAGTTCGCAATGCTGCGATAAGTGCTGCTGAAGATGTGGTTTTGGATTTAGCGGATAAAGCTTTGAATCTAGCACCAGTTGACACAGGGGCATTAAGAAAAAGTGCAAACCCAGAAGTTAAAGTTAAAAATAATAAAGTTTCAGGAACAGTAACATTTAGTGCAAAGAATCCTATCAATGGTTATGATTATGCATTAATTCAACATGAAGTTAATTTTAATCATCCAAAAGGTGGGCAATGGAAATACCTCGAAACACCATTGAAACAAAATTCAAAGAAATATAAGAAACACGTTGATAAGAAAGTAGCGGAGGTGTTGCGATGAGTTTAGTTGTGGATATGGCAACATTAGCAACAGGAGTAACAAGCATTATTTATTTAAATGATAGACCTGATACACCAGACGATCTACTGGTGTTTTCTAATTCTGGTGGCTTTGATACTATGCATAATCTAGGCGGTGGAGTTTCTAATTATGCAGCAGAGCGACCAACTTTCCAAATATTAATAAGAAATAGTAGTAGCGCAACAGCGATAACCTGGGCAGAGAGTTTGAAAGGTATCTATAACGGACTAACTGATACAACGATTAATAGTAATTTATATATTAGTGTTTTTATGATAGGCGATATAAATAGCTTAGGTAAAGACGATAGGGGAAGAAGTATGTTTTCATTAAACTTTGAAGTTAAAGTAAAACGATAAAAGGGGGATTTTGTTATGGCAGTTATAGCTGGTAAAGGTGGAAGTTGTAGAATAATCGCAGTTGCTACAGGTGAAGTTGAATCATGGTCTTTGAATATTGATGGTGGATTAGTAGACTCTCACAGTCTTGGTGATGATTGGGGAGAAACTACACAAACAATTAAAAAATGGACCGGTACAGTTAATGTAAGATATGACAAGGCGGACACAAACCAAGCTGCTTTACAAGTTGCATTATTGGCAGGAAGTGTTGTTACAGATTTAAGACTATATACAGATGGAACGAATTATTATACAGGAAATGCGAAAGTTTCTAGTATGTCGATTGACGATCCAGTTGAAGACTTATTAACGGCTACATTTGAAGTAATGGGCGAAGGAGCATTGACAACAGGTCCATAAGGGGGTGTATTAATTGTCAGTTTTAGCGGGTAAAATGGGAGCCGTATACAATGGCTATAGCGGTACAGATAAGAGTAAGTTGATAGCTAACTTTCAAGATACGGAAACGTGGACCAGTGGAGCAGGAACACAAGCAGACGATGCGACAAACTTTAGATTAGGTACAGAAAGTATAAGAATAACATCAACAGGAGATATTGCTTTATATTCCGATCAAAATTCAGCTTCTTTTAATTTAAATCAATTCGAAAGCGGTGCAGCTTCAGATAGTGCAGATTATATCTATGCTATCTTTTATGCTAGCGATAGTTCAAAAGTCGCAAGTGTTCAAATTGGATTTGATGCGGATGCAACGTATGACGGTACTAATGCTTATACTTATTCAATAACAACTATTGTTGACGGTTGGAATTATGTAAAAATTAAGAAGTCGGCATTTACTAGTGGTGGATCTCCAGATTGGGCGAGCGTTGACTCTATGCGTGTTGGTTGGACTGGTCAAGCAACATCAACAGGCTCTTATGTTTCATTCCAAACATTATATTTAGTAGATGATTCATATGATCTTGTGTTGTCAAATTTAACAGCATACACAGTAGAGTCCATCGGATTATTTTATAATTGGAGTGTATCTATTGATGCAGGTTTAGTTGATGCAATAACCTTTGATAGTGAGGGATGGGGTCAAACAGCACAAACAATTAAAAAGTTTACTGTTACCAATGAGAAGTTTTGGGCAAATAGTGACTATTTAAGCGAGTTTGGGAATAGTCTTGTATTGTTATTGTACTTATCCACAACAGCGGGGTATAGGTATGAGGGTACAGCTAAGATTAATACAACTACTGTTGACTTACCTGTGGATGAATTAGTAAATGAATCTTTAGATTTCATGGGGCAGGGCGAATTATACAGCACAACTTTACAAACGATTGATAGTTAAAAAGGAGAAAAGTTATGGTAATGTTAGGAACTAAAGAATTAAGATTTGGGCATAAAGCATTAAAAATGGTTGAAGCTTTAATGGGAAAATCTATAACAGAAGTAGACATGGGAAATTTAAAGTCAGAAGAATTAGAACAGTTGTATTTGTGTTCCTTTAATGACCCATCTTTAAAGTTAGAAGATATGGAAGATATACTCGATAAGTTTAATTATTCTGAATTACGTAGAAAAATAATGGAATCAATTACAGAAGCTTATGGAGTAAGTGAAGAAGATGAAGTAAAAAAAGGTAAAAAAGAAGATAAAAAAAAATAGACACATATTTCAAAGATAGCTTTCAGTTAGCTATGGATATAGGGCTTTCCATTGAAACTTATAATTATATTACACCTGTTGAATTGGGTGTAATGGTTGATTCTTATAATAAAAAGATGGACCATAATACTTATATTGCGTGGCTAACTGCAAGTCTATCACAAGCCAAGAAGATACCGAAATTAAGCGAACTACTACCAAAGAATAGTGCTAATAATAAAAATGATACTAAGCGAAGTAAATATAAAATGCAAGATTATGAAATAGAAATACACCTCAATGAATTTAAAATTGAAGGGAGGTTATTACGTGGCTAATGCAGGAAATGTGGACGTAGATTTTAATGTAAATTTGCGAAACTTAAATGCTAGTTTTAGAACGCTAAATAGAACATTACAAAGAATGAATAGAAGTGTTACCACTAGTCAACGCTCGATTTCAACATCAACTATTACTATGGGGAATGCTTATGCAAAAATGGGAGAAATGGCAGTTCGGGCATTAGGAAAAGTTATAAGCAAGACTGTTGAATTTTCAATAAATAGTGCCAAAATGGCAATACAATCAGAAAATGACATGATGCAAATTAATAGAATATTTGGAGAATCGGCTACTGCCATAAATGACTTTTCGGATTCAACTGCTAGAGACTTTAATATGTCAGCCGCCAACGCTACTAAGTTTGCTAGCGTATTTGGAAATTTAATATCCGGATATTCAAAAGACCAACAAGAAAACGCACAATTAACAGAACGATTATTAAAACAGTCAGCGGTAACAGCTAGTGCAACCGGTAGAACTATGGAAGATGTAATGGATAGAATTAGAAGTGGTTTGCTAGGCGGTACAGAAGCAATCGAGGATTTAGGTATTAACGTTAATGTCGGAACAATAAAAGCTACTAAAGCCTTTAGGAAATTTGCGGGTGATAAATCATGGTTACAGTTAGAAGAAAGAACAAAACAGCAAATAAGATTAATGGCAATTCTTGAGCAATCAACCGAAAAATACGGTACTGAAATAAATCAAAATACAAACTCGGATTTACAAAAACTTAGCGCTATATTAGATGATATATCTTTAAAATTAGGTCAAGCGTTTTTACCAATGCTCCAAGAGGGTATCCCGATATTAATAAATTTTGCTGAGAAACTTGAGACAATGGCAGAAAAACTAAAGATTGTTTCAGAGTTATTATTTGGCACACCTTTTAAGCCAGATGCAAAAAAAGGAATTGAGGGCATAACAGAAGAAACTGAGAAATTGGAAGAACAGGCAAAGGCTACAAGAAATGCCTTTGGAAGTTTTGACGAAATTAATGTATTGCCTATAATTAAAGCGATTAAAAAAGCAGGTACTGGATTAGAAACAGTAACGGATACAGCGAAAGAAACGGACGAGGGTTTTATCGGTCCAATTGATGTGCCAAAAGGAACACCTGCAACTAAAGGATTATTTGGGGATATATCTACAGACCTTAAAGATCGTATAGACCTTATACGAGAAATAGCGGGCGAAACATTTGATTTAGAGGAATGGGGAAAAGTAATAAAAGGGGCGGGAGAAGTTGGTGCTGCTTTAGGTGCTGCATTGATTGATAAAGCTTATTATGATTTGCCTAGTATAGAAAGTGTAGGAGCAAGTATCTGGAATGCTATCAAAGATGGCTTTGCGGTAGAGGCTAATGCGTCTGGTCTTGGTAGTGGTGAAGAAAATGTACTTACAAAAAATATAAAAAAAATGTGGGAAGATTCAAGCACAACAACAGATGATAAGTTACTTACTATGAAAGATAGTGTAAAAAAAACAATAGAGGTTGATATACCAGCCTTAATAGATTGGAATAAGCCTGTAAAATCTTTCAACGATATGTGGTCAAACTCATACAATGAAACAAATAACTGGATGTACGACATTAAGGAACGTGTTAAAAAGACTGTAGAAAAAGATATGACGGAAGGAACAGAAGTTGATTGGGAAAAACCTGTTACAGCAGTGAATAAAATGTGGTCAGATTCATATGACAAAACAAATAATTGGATGTACAGCATTAAAGAGCGTGTGAAGAAAACCGTAGAAAAAGATATGACGGAAGGAAAAGAAGTTGATTGGAGCAAGCCTGTTACAGCGGTGAGCAATATGTGGGATAAAGCACTTGAAGCTACAAAGAATAAGTGGAAAGAAATAACTGATTATGTAAATGGTGAAATGTCGAAAATTGGCGGTGGTTCTGTAATTATACCTGAAATTAATACTCCTAACACAGAAAGCGGTAAAAGTTCACCGTTACCAGATAATTTACCCAAAAGTGGTGTTGATGCTAAAGGAATGCTTACAGATGATCCAAGCAAGATGGTTGATTTCTATAACCCAGAAAATCTTAAAAAAGCTGCAAAGGCAATATCAGATAAAGGAACAAGCGGTTTATTCCCGTTCGCAGACGGTGGAATTGTAACAGGACCAACAAGAGCGTTAATAGGAGAAGCAGGAGCGGAAGCTGTTATACCACTTGAAAACGGTGATTTTGTTGCAAGTTTAGCGAGTGCAATAGGCGAAGCAGTGGCAAGTGCAATAGGACCAAATAGCAACAGTTTAAATATTGATGGTGTTGAAATGGCGAGGGCGATAATTCCGCATATAGATAGAGAGCGTAGCAGACAAGGTGATATCTTATTACAAGGATAAAGGGGTGTTAT